ACTTTCTCTGCCATGTAGTTTAAAAGTATCAATCCCAACATCAAGCATCTCTTGCCAGTCCTCTCTCCATGGAGGTAAGTTTGCTTGTTTAAGATCTGCTTCTGGATGTTCAATGTCCCATGTAGAACATGACACACGACTTATAGCACTAGCAAAAAATATAGGATCATCTTTAGTTCTTGTGGCATTGTATTGATAATGTTCTGGCATGATAGGACAACCACCCCAACATGTCTCATTAACTAACATAGAAAGCATGACAGGTTTACCTAGAAACTTACAGTAATCCTTTGCTTTTTGTATACGTAATAGTTGATCACGATCTCTCATAAGATCACGGTCTAAGTTTATATAATTAAATCCTGCTTCTGCTAACTGCACTATCTCACTAGGTTTTGTTACCTCTCGTAGTATAGTGTTCTTGATAAACAAATCTGGAAATGCAGATCTTATTTGTCCTGTGGATACCCATGATGTATGTGGTAAAGTGACCACTCTAACTCCAGAGTTGTAGATAGGAGCAAACTCCTTAATCCATAAGTCTAGATTTTTTTGATCTGGTCTAACCCATATATTATTAAACGTTGCTGATAAAGGTATATCAGCTTGATTTGAAATATAACATGCAGATTCTGTCAATGCTTCTGGGGACAAAAAAGTATCCCCCATAGCGTCCTGATCAAACGGAGGGATACGACATGTAAAATATAGATCTAATATGTACTCTCGGTATTCTTTTAAAAATGGTAAGAATGTATCAACTACAAACTCTTCACTTAATTTTGGGTTGATCGGGAGACTGAATACTCTTTTGTTCATTACCAGCTATTTGTTCATAAAGTTTCAAATCCAAGTTATCCTCTACATTATCAAATGTAGGAATACGAGGTGCAGATCCGTCAACCATCATCTTATCCATCTGAGGTTTCAACTCATTTTGTATTTTAGCAATACCAGAATTGAGCAAACCAGCATACTGCATTGCTATATTTAGTGTAGCATATTGATCATCTTCTCGCATCATCGCTATCGAATCTAAGTTACCAACGCCTATCTTTCCTGTAGCATATACATCCATTGCTGCCTGTTTACCCATACGAGCAATCCAATACTTTCTTTCTTCTTCTTCGTTATACTCAGCACCTTTCTCTACGTCTAACATATCACCATAATTTTTATTAACCCACTCCATGAAACATTCCATCTCATTATCATGTTGATGGATAGAAATTTTAAATCTACCCATATCTAATTCAAATTCTTTGATATCTATTTCTATTAATTTTCTATCGTATGGATCTTCTGTTACTTCTAATTTAGCAGTTAATGCTTCTATCTTTACTCGTTTTCTCTCTACATCTAAAAGAAGTTTTTTTCTTTCATGATTACGAGTAGATACTTCAATTAAAACTTGACGAAGTTTTCTTTTGTCAGTTACGTGGGAGTTGACAACAAAATTTTTAATTTGTTCATGTGTCATCCCGAAGTCCATATTGCCTTCTACAAAGGCTTCAATGGCATCCGATGATATGTTCATAGTTTAGAATTGCAATCCAGATTTTATAGGTAATGGTGTCCAACCATCTTCTTCTACGTTTCCTAGTTCTATAGCTTGTGACTGTGGCATTGGAACACCTAAGTAATCTTCCCATAGAACGTTGAGTTCTTTTATTGTAGCACAGTCTGTAAATTTTTGTTTGAGTGCAACCATTGCATCATACAATGCTAGTGCTTTCTCATTGAATGCTTTGTTTCCTGTAAGAACAGATGCTGCAACATCAGATACCGCAACGTTTTTAGCGGTAGCAATACTATTTAGTATGGGTGTTTCACCCTCCAAATTGTTTGCTTCTGTTACTTGTGCGTTCCAGAAATACTGTTCTAGTTTAGAATCTTCTGCTTTAAGTGATAAAAATTTTCTATCATACTCATCTTCAATAATTAATTTTGCAGACAATTTCATAAACTCAATTGCTGCATCAATTCTTTCTTGTGGTAATTCAATAGCAGTCTTAGGACCTGACTGTGATACTACGTAAAGTTCATCATCGGATAATGGATCTTCATCTGTAACTTTAACTACTGCACGAATTTCAGCAAAGTGTTTAACACCCCATCTACCAACATTTTCTGAAATTTCTTCATAAGAACGAGTTAGTTTAAGAACATCTCTAACCCATGTTTCATTTATAGAAAATACGGTAACACCATACATATTCCACATTAAATCGACAGTGTTTAACACATCAATTTCGGGGCAATGTCTTGCTAGATAATACTTTTTAGTTACTGAATCACTCATAGTTACATTCCTGTGTATCCATACATTAGAGTTCCGAACTCTATACCTGCAGCTGACGCAGTTCCACTAGGACCTGATCTGTCCATCCTACTGTCTCTCGTGAAACTATGACTTGCATAGGTAAAGAGATAACCGTTATTGTTCTGGTTACCATCATACATTCCACAAATAAATCCAAATTCATTACCTGTGTGCATTGATTCTTCACCAGTAGTTAGTCCGTTTTTACTAACGTTTGCTCTGCGACCACCATTATAAGAATCTCTTAAATGCCAGTCACTAGATGTTTGATATCCACCAGATGTATTCCAGTATGAGAAACCATTTCTACTTGATAAAGTTTTGTTAGTTCCATCTGTGCCTGGTGAATCTGGCCATGATACAAAACTCTCAGTAGAGAAATTAAATGATCTTGCACCACTAGCTCTTATCCAACCTACAGTAGCAGCTTGTCCTCCTGCAGGGTTATTTTGAGTACCATCTGGGTGTGTGGTATTTAAACTATTTGCTTCAGTAGAAAGATTATATTTTACTAATTGACTAGAGTTTCCTCCACCATGAACATATGCAAAAGTAAAGTCCTTACACATTGTTGTAGCACGGTTTCTAGTTGCTGCCATGCTTGTTGCTTGACCAGCATTTGTCTCAGTATTCATATTGAGTTTAGAGACATAATCTGTTGTAGAGTCCCATGCGTTACCAGTTGCAAATATATAACCAACCATAGTTGAACTTGGTTTTCCATCAATATATGCACCTGATTGAGATGCTAGATCTCCCAAATTACTTTGTGTAAATGTAGCATGTACAAGTCTATTAACGTTTCTCCAAGACTGTGAACCACGATATCCACAACAACTAAACCCTCTTGTTATATTAAATCCTGCTTTATATCTTGCTTGTGATGCACCCTCTGCAGTTCCTTCCCCACTAGTAGTATCCCAATATGCTGTATTGGATGTACCACCAGATCTAAGAACTGAACCTAAGTTCGTTGCATCCTGTGTAGGTAGAGTTACGAATGGGGATCCGTTTTGTAAGAGTGAACCAGTAAAATCAATGTTTCCACTTATATTTACATTACCAGTAAAAGACGCACCTCCAGACGGAAACGATACTGACCCACTTCCAGCAGTATTGGTAACTTCATCAACTTTAATTCTAGATGCCATAATTCTTTAGTGTAACCAAATTTCCCAAGAGGTAGTATAACAATACTCGTTATATGCGTCAGTGGTTCCCCAAATTGCTTGTGGAATTTGAGTAGCAGATCCTCTTTCTGTTCCGAATGATAATACGTTAGTATTTACACTATAAGAACCGTTACCACTTCGTAAGTCTCCATTATCTGTAATTAACATATCACTACTAAAACTACCACTAGCGTTACCAGAAAAAAGAACTGACCAATATCCTGCACCATTGTTTTGGTATGGTGAGTTATTTACAATACCACTAAAGTTTTGTGTAAATGCTCCAAAGTCAGCAGTCTGGCTTCCACCCGCTGTACGAGATGCAATATATTTTGCTTTAGTAAATCTAGGTAAAGAACATCTAATAGTTGATAGTGAGTTACCACCAGCATGAGATTGCTCTCTTCCAACTCTATGAGTTCCCGAACTAATAGTATCGTTACTTGTGCTGCTACTGCTGTTGGTATTCCATGCAGGAATAATTGTTGATGGACTACCATATTCAGTATGTGCTATGGCAGAATTATTTGCTCCAAAAAATGCAGCGTCATATTTTATCCAACCATTATCGCCAGTTCCATATCTATCAGTTGCATCGTAAGTAAACTCAAACGCTCCACTGCCAGGTATTGTTACCCATACAGTTCCTGATGTTTGGTTACCTTGATCGTAAGCGTCTCCTCCAGAGTTTGCAGCATTACTTGCAGATCCACCACGATTACCACCACCACAAATTGCCCATCTATCTCCCGTCCAAACTTCTAGGGTTGCAGTTGTAGTATTGAGAATAACATCTCCTACTTCTGGATTACTAGGTTTTGCGTTACCTGCGTAATTAGGCAAACGAAACTCTCCAGTTCCTTCTCCCAATTTATGTCCAGATGGAATCGCTATCTTATTATTATAAGTTGCTATTCCCTGTAAATTATGTACTGATAATGTGCTCATTGTTTATACGATAACCCAATTTCCACCATTACTTACGGTGACAGTATTTCCATTATTTATAGTGATAGGACCAGCAGTCATACAGTTATCAGTCGCTGCAACAGTGATGCTTTCACCAATTGTTTGTCTGTTACGTTTGAATACTCCGTAAGAGTCAATGTACTGTTTGTCTCCACCAGCTCTTAGAACTGTGCTCTTCTGACCAGATGATAGTCCTTCAGACGCATTTATATTTAATCCATTGTCACCTGTGATTTGCATTCTGTATGTTGACTGAATGCTGTTGCTACCAGGTTCATGGAAGTGTGTTCTACCACCATCATCCCATGATGCAAATGTTTGATCACCATTATTTCTAAAGAAGAAATCATCACCTGTTCTTAAATATGTATGACTATTATTCTGGAAATAGAATCTCTCTTGACCACCTGCATCTAAGATCCATTGGTTAACTGTACCTTGTAAGTATGGTAAGTTAAGTGCTTCATAACCATCAAGCATGTCTGCGTTCAAGTTATTAACCATAGTGGTTGATGTCACCGCAAGTGGTTCAGTACCAGTAGCAACAGTAGATACCAACTGATTGTCTGTGTGTATCTTACCACTAACAGTTAACTGATAAGTCGTTGAGTTACTAGGGTTTGTATTAATTGCAAGAACACCCTCAGAGGTGAGGATCATTTTCTTGGTTGCTGTTGGTGTTTCTGATGCAGGTGCAGTCCAGAAACTTAAACCACCATCCTCAAAGGAATGAGGTCCTCCACTTCTTGTGTGCTCACCACGAATAGCAGAGAATATATCATCACCCTTCTTCCAGAGAATTTCACCAGATGCTTCACCACCACTCCAGTTAGTGTTGTTAGTTTGCTCAAGCATAATTCTTGCAGGAGCAGAACCAAGAGTGCTAGATGCAGCTACATTCCTTCCAACATGGATTTCAGTTTGAGGATTATCCTGTCCAACACCTAAGCGATTATTACGGAAGTATACACTACCATATGATAAGTGAGTTCCATTCCAACCAAGATCACCAGTGTCATTACCAAATCTTATATAACCAACACTAGAATTATTCTTACCTTGTAATGCTAATACGTTGGTTCCTGCCTTACCCAGAGTAATACCATTAGTATCTGCAAGACTTAATGTTCCCGCACCGCTGTTTCCAAAGATACCTTGGTCAGCTGTTAAGTCATTAACTGTTAAGTGTCCTGATGCATCTCTACGTGCGATTGTATTAGCAGTAGCAGAAGTTGACTGTGTGTAACCATCTAAGTAGTGAGCGTCTAGCTGAGATGTTGATCCATCGTTTCCTGCATGCCACATGGTATTACCATTGACGGTAATATCACCAGTGTTAATTCTAATTGTTCCATTACCGTTAGTGCCATTACCACCTGAGATAATAAACTGTACATCATAGTCAGCTGCAAGACCAGATGATCTAAAGTCTATTGTTGGTGTAGTAGAAGTTGCTGCCTTACCAATCTGTAACTTAGCACCGTTTGCATTATCACGTAATCCAAAGATACTGACTGATCCACTAGAAATTTTGTTAGATGATGATACAGTCCATTTTGTGCCAGGATTAGGACCAAAGACATATACGTTTGCGTTAGTGTTATTACCAACGAAGTTGATTGATCCAGTTACAAGTGAATATATCTCACCAGTTGTGTGAGTCTTTTCCTGTACACCACCAGAAGTATCAACTACGATAGAACCAATGTTATTTGTTGCACCTATATCAGAGTAGATAGTATAGGTTCCACCATTGTTGATGTTACCACCAACACCACTATTACAATGGAAATCTGGAATGTATAATGTAAATTTATTTCCTGTGTCATTAACATAGAAGTTCTCAAAGACCATCTTGTCTTGACCAAGAACTTCTGGTAAGAACATGTCACCGATAGGTGCATTGATTCCACCACGAGTATCACCTACGTTGTAACCTGTTTGATACCATAGACCTTGCTTACCATCCATCTTGTCAGCATCAAGACCACTAGAAGAACCTTGATTATTTTCTGACCAGACTTGATACCAGTTAGAATAAACTGCAAGACTACCACTGTTACCTCTAATCCATAGATTGTTATTATTTGTAAATCCTAACTGAGTAGAAGCATTACCAGTTGCTTCTCTTCTGTATGTTACTACACCGTGTGTAGATCCACCATCACTTAGACCATCAGCACTGTTGTTTCTAAGTGCAGCACCAACACCGTTTGCTGCTTGTGAAGGACCAGGATTTGATGTAAGTGCTACAGTCTCGTTAAAGATTACGTTTGCAGTATCAGCAGTACCAGATATAGATATTGCGTATGTGGTATTTGCAAGTCTTGCTGCAGGTAAAGTTCCAAATATTATATTATCTGCTGTTTGATAGTAACTACCACCGTTACCATCTAGTTCATCGGCATTAAGTTTTGAGCCAGGACCTTGATCTATGGATACTTGACCGTTATTGTCAACAATAAATCCACCTTGATCTTGGTTACCAACTGCTTGGTTTGTAACGTCTTTTCTAAATTTGAATACACCGTAGTTACCATAGACAGATGAACTAGCTGTAAGGTTATCACCTTTTTTAATATCAATCTCAATGTTACCAAAGGCACGGTTGATTGTTCCTTTAGTTGCAGCAAGTATTGCTCCAGAACCACCGCCAAGTTCACTTGGGATTGTTACTGAGAAGTCACCTGTATATCCTGTTCCTGAGTCAGTAACAGTAGCAGATGTAATTGTTCCACCAGTTACAATGTAAGTAGCACGAGCAACGTTATCACTACTGATAGAAATATTACCACCGCCCATTGGGATGTTCTGGTAGGTTCCGTTTGTATAGTTTGTTCCACCGTTTGTGATAGTAATAGTATCAATGTAACTACTATCAGATAGAGAACCACCAACAACAAGAGCATCTTGTGTAGTAGGTCTAATAGACTGTAGTGCATACTCCCATGATGAGTCACCACGTAAGAATGTGTAAGAGTTTGCAGTTCCTTTTCCTGCTAATCTTTCTGGGTCAATTGTACCAGCAACAATATTAGAAGCATCAATGTTTGTTGATGTTAACTGTGTCCAGTTAGAAGCATTTGATCCAGATGTATTGATAACTCTAGAGAGGTCAATGATCCTCTTTCTTGCCATGTTACCACTGAGACTTCCACTCGATGCAGAAGTTACAGAATATTGGTTACCATTGATAAGAGATATTGTATAGAAACCATCAGATGCACCGCCACTCGTAAAGTCAAGATATGCAAGAGCAGCGTTAGATAAGTTGTGACTGTTCTCCGTGATAGTAATGGTAGTGCCAGTTTGAGAATACGTACCTGTACCCTCGTTAGCGTTTGCTTGGTCAAGTATAAAGTCACCTGCGTCAAACTTGATATTATTTGCAATAGTAAGATCTACACGAGCTTCTATTTGTGCAGCAATGACTGCATCAGTTCCAGTAGGTGATGTTGCTACCGATACTGTTGGTTGTGTATAATAACCTTTACCACTATTTGTAATAGTAACTGAGATTACTGATCCGTTAGTAACGTTTGCAGTAGCAGCAGCTTGGACACCATTTACTGTGTCATCAGGTGCGGATATTGTTAGTGGGAATGAACTTATAGGATAGAGAGTTCCAGCTGTACTGATAACGAAGTTAAATATTTGACCATCATTATATGCTGTAACAACACCACGAGCAGTTGTAGAACTACCAATAATAATATCAGAAGCACTGAATGAGTAGTTACTGTTAGGTGTGAATGCTAAGAACTGACTCTCAAGATCATTCTCAAGAATGTATGATATCGCAACACCTTGTGTCTTAAGTTGATGAGTACCTGCACCTTGACTTTGTAAATCTATTGCTTGGTTAGAACTTGCATTAGATGATGTAGTTGCAAGTTTAATTGTATTATCATCTACCTTGATAGCATAGT